TGGGATTGCACGCAGGGAAAGATCATGTATGTAAATTTAGAGCTTGATCGGGCCAGCTGTCTCCACCGTTTTAAGGATGTGTATCAGGCTCTTGGGTGGCAGCCAAACAATCTTAAAAACATAGATATCTGGAATCTAAGAGGGAAGTCCCGTCCATGGATAAGCTGGCGCCCATGCTGATCCGCAGGGCGGCGAAAAAGAATTACATAGCCATTGTCATTGACCCGATCTACAAGGTCATTACCGGTGACGAAAACAGCGCGGATCAGATGTCTAATTTCTGTAATCAGTTCGACAAGGTGTGTACGGAACTTGGTGTGGCGGTGATTTACTGCCACCATCACAGCAAGGGAAGCCAGGGCGGAAAGAAGTCCATGGATCGCGCCAGCGGATCGGGAGTATTTGCCAGGGATCCGGATGCACTCATCGATTTAATAGAGCTTGAAACAACCGAAGAGTTAATGAAACAGCAGGAAAATAAAGCGGTGTGTGAAGCCTGCAAGCAGTACCTTGATGCACACTTTAAGTGGGAAGACGATCTCTCTCTGGACGATTTATGTAGTAGCTTCCAGATGCTTAATTACTGCAAAGAGAAGCTGGACAAGTGGCAAATGGCTGCATTGGAACGTAATATCGAAGCCGCCAAGGCCAAAGTAAAGGCAATGACGGCGTGGAGAATTGAAGGAACCTTGCGAGAGTTTTCTAAATTCGAACCGCAAAATCTCTGGTTTAATTATCCGATTCATGTAGTGGATCAGTCTGGAGTACTGGGAGATATTCAGCCAGAGACGGATGCCCCTTCATGGAAGAGAAACTTTAGTAAAAAGAAGTCTCCGGAAGAAGCAAAGAAGGAACGCAAAGAGAGCTTGGAAACACAATATGAATCCCTAAAAAGCTTTAACGAAGATGGAAAGGTGAGTATAAAAGATCTTGCAGAAGGTATGGGAACGACAGAAAAAACAGTCCGGAATCGCATAAAAGAGCATGGTGGGTTCTGGATTGATGAGGGTTATGTAGGTAAGAAGTAAAGGGAAAAAGTCGAAGGGAAGTAGTTTCCCTTGTTGTGAAATATTCGAATGATTTCCCTTTCCCTTAAAAAGTGAAAAAGTCGAGAAATACCGAGAATTTCACTCACAGGGAAAAAGTTGGAAAAACACCGAGATTTTCTAGGGAAAGGAAATGCTATATATACTACGTATATATATAAGGCTATTTTCCCTGACGGTCAAAGGGGGAAAGAAAGGTGGGCTTAAGCGCTGCCCACCCTCCTTCCTTCCCCTGTCCTTTGACAAATAAAAATTTTCACAAGAGCGATTTTATACGTTAAATATTTAGAGAGGTAAAGTGAATGGTATCTGAATTTTTTATGCCAATGAAAAAGGTCCCCACCGTGACGCACCAGGAAAAGCAAGTTCATGTGGTGAATGGGAAACCAATCTTTTATGAACCTGACGAACTGAAAACGGCTAGGGCGAAGCTGTTGGCTCACTTAGGGCAGCATGTACCAGAAGAGAGGTATATTGGTCCAGTGCGGTTGATAACAAAGTGGTGCTTCCCCGTCTTGGGAAAACACCAGAACGGAGAATACAAGACCAGCAAGCCAGATACGGATAATCTGGTCAAACTGCTTAAGGACGTTATGACGGAGCTGCACTTCTGGAAAGATGATGCACAGGTGGCGTCTGAGGTAACGGAAAAGTTCTGGTCAGATCTCCCGGGTATTTATGTGAAGGTGGAAAGCCTATGACAGATCAGGATGTACAGAAAGGTTTCGAAGAGGTTTATAACAAGTTCTGGCTCAATTATCGTGGAAAGGTTCTCCCGAAGCATTCAGACGAATGGGAACGGATGAACACCTGGGCGGTAGTGCTGATGAAAAAGTATCCATTCATGGAGCAGGTGGTTGCTGAAATGATAGCTGAGTTGGGACAGAGAATGCGAAGAAAAGAAAAAAGCTGAAAGGAGCCGACCTCCGGCCGGAGTAATGCTATAGCGGGTCCTTTTATGAAATGTCAGAACAGAAAGATTATATTAAAAAATTTGTTGCAATGCAGCGATTGCCTTATGAGGTGAAAGTCAGACGGGCGGAACAAAGGGCCAAGGAATTCTATGATGAGATTGTAAATGAGCGTGGTTTGAATGTACATGTCTCAGTAGGCGGTCTGGACAGTATTACTCTTAAATACTTTCTTGATTCAATTGGCTTAGATGTTCCTGCAATTGGAGTTACTGCGGTGGAGCATTCCAGCATCAGAAAGATACATAAGCAGATAGGAGTAAGACCGATCTATCCGGATATGGCAAAACACAAGGTGCTGCAAGAGCTTGGTTTCCCAGTTATCAGCAAAGCTAAGGCTCACAAAATTAACTTGTTGCAGATTAAGGATAGCGAGAAACAGACCTTTATTCATGCAATCATGACAGGGGATATGGGAGAACAAGGCAAATGGCAACACTCAAAGAAAATCAAGCTTCCGGATAAGTGGATTAAGTTGTTTGGAGGAAATTATCAGGAACATCGACCGGATCTATGCTGCAAATGCGCTAATTTCAGAGTATCTGCAGATTGCTGTAAGCACATGAAAGAAGATCCATGCGACCGATGGGCAAAAGAGCATAACAGCTTTCCATTTCTTGGTTTGATGGCTTCTGAAGGTGGACAAAGAGAATTTTCGCTTATGAAAAATGGCTGCAATTATTACGGGAAAGAGGTTACACGGTCGGCGCCATTTGCTCCATTTATGCGTCAGGATATTTTGCAGTTGGCACTTGATCTAAAAGTCCCAGTCCCCGGAGCTTATGGTGAGATTCGAAGAAAATCAGATGGAACTTTATATACTACAAAAGCCCAGAGGACAGGTTGTGATATATGCGGGTTTGGAATTCATCTAGAAAAAAGACCGCACCGATTTGATAGGCTGAGGGAAGATAATCAAAAAGCATGGCATTTCTGGATGTATGAGTGCTGTGTTGATGAGATAACCGGTGAAAAGTATGGCTGGGGAAGGGTCCTTGATTATATCGGGGTAGCCTGGGAAGATTATCCGGCAGTACAGATGTCAATTTACGATTATCTGCCGTAAAAAGAGGAGTAGCCGGTAAGATGGGGGAATCCTACCGGCTGAAGTATGAAAAAAAGTATTTATATTAAAAGGTTGTTTGCCTCTTTACAAGTATTAATATACCGGGGAAATGTGACGGGAGTTTGATGGTTCTGTGAAGAGATTGTGAAAGAAAGAGTGCACGTTGAAAACTTAATATTGATAGTTGGTGGAAATTATTATATTATTAAACATACATAGTAATAAGCAGAGTAAAGGGGGAGAAGAATATTGGTTGATATTGAAAAGGCAGAGGAACACTTAAAGCTTATATTTAGAGGCTGTTTAGGATATATAAATAACGATTTGAAGATTGAAAAAAAACTTGATATAAAATTTCAAACAGATATTGAAGAGAAGAAAATTTTTGCAAAAGCAGAAAAGAAAGAGAATGGAGAATATAAAGTTACGGTTAGTTTGGCGGCCTATAATATAATTCATGATTATTATAAACAAATGCTAGTTATAGAAGGATTTTATAATATAATAACACTTAGAGATAAATTTGAAGAGAAAATTGCAAGTCAATATTTGTATATCCTAATTGAGATGACTCTTAGAACAATAATTTTTCATGAATTAGGACATATTTTCAATGGACATATAGATTATATTAAGTTTAAGATAGATGAGTACTATAAGGTCCATACAGTTGAAAATAATGTAAAATATGTTGCTGAGTTCTTAGAAAATAGTAAAATTTCTAGATCTTATCTTGAACCCATAGATTGGCAAGCATTGGAGTGGAATGCAGATGATTTTGCAATTACAAGACTTATAGGGCAGTATACTTATATAGATAATATAGATGGTATTATTATAAAATCTATAGAACATGCATTTTATTTGATTACAGCTGTAGTTGTATCTATGTATTGCCTTATGGAAATGAATATAGTAAAAAACAATAAGGCAATGGATGAATATAAGTTAGAAGAGCATCTTCCAAAGCGATTTCGTTTACAAAATTATATTAAGGTTGCTGAATTAGCTACTAAACATTTTAACCGTATTAGTTTGTTTCGAGATTTTAATGAAAGACAACAATTTGAACAAGTAATTATACGATTTGAAGAATGGTATGTTTTATATACAAAAATTAAAAGTGGTGAATTAAAAGAAGGAGGAGGGCTTGACGAAACAGACACTACTGTTGAAAATAATAGAGAGCAGTTAGATGGAGTACATATAAGTTATTACTCGATGGTAAATCAATATTATTTACAAAAATTACCACAGGAATTAAAAAACTTTACGTACTTTAAAATATATTATAATACATAAATGTTAAAAAAGAAAACTACTAACTATCAGTATTGAGTTGGTAGTTTTTTTATTGCCAAAAAGAGAAAGGAAAAGAAGAATGAAATCATTATTACATTATCCCGGCAGCAAGAAACGGATCGCCTCCTGGATAATTGAGAATATGCCAGACCATCACAGCTATCTGGATCCGTACTTTGGCGGAGGTGGTATGTTCTTTGAAAAGCCTCCTTCGAAGATCGAAACGGTGAATGATCTTGATGGTGATGTGGTGAATTTCTTCAGGGTAATACAGAATCCGGAAAGCTGTCAGGAGCTGCAGGAGTGGCTTATATATACACCGTATTCCAGACAGGTGTACGATGAATCCTTTGTAAAGGAGCCGCAGTCACCAGTGGAGCAGGCCGGGTTCTTTGCGGTCAGATCAATGCAAAGCCATGGTTTCCGTCTGACTGAGAAATGTGGTTGGAAGAAAGATGTTCATGGCAGGGAAGCGGCCTACGCAGTCCGGAACTGGAATCGTCTTCCGGAATCACTGGCAGAAATGGCTATCAGGCTGAAAGGCGTACAGATTGAGAATAAGCCGGCACTGGAACTGATAAGAGCGTTTGATCATGATAATGTCCTAATCTACCTGGATCCGCCTTATGTGTTATCAACGCGGACCAGGAAGCAGTACTGGTTTGAGATGTCGGATCAGGATCATGAGGAGCTACTGAAGACGGTAATCAGTAGCCGGGCAAAGGTGATGCTTTCCGGATATGACTGTGAGCTGTATAAGAAGCATTTGAAGGGTTGGAGGAAATTACAGATTCCGGCCAGGGCGCAGAATAGTCTTCCGAGGGTGGAGACGTTGTGGATGAATTTTTAAATAGGATTTAAAGAATTATTGTTCCTTGATAATTGAATATTGATAGTTGGAAAAATATAGTATATACTCTATAAAAAATGATGAGAGGAATTATTATGGAAAAATGGTTTGCCTGGATAAAGAATCATATATTTATGGTTATTTTGATTATGTTATTTTTGATTATAGGTATACCATTTATTATATATATTTCTTTCAAGATACCAGCACCAATTCATCTTTTAGAAGCAGGACCAGGGTGGAATGAAGGAGTTGTTTTAGGTTATTATGGCTCAATTCTTGGATTTTGCGGAACAGTTGTGTTGAGTGTGTTAGCACTTTACCAGAATCAAGAGATTAAAAAAGAGACTGACAAAAGAACAGAAATATTAGAAAGACAAATACATTCTCCAGAATTAAAATTAGAATTTGCAACTCCTGTATTTCGCCCGCATCAATTGAATTTTACACTAAAAAATATATCTGACAATTTAGCAAATAACATTGTTGTAAGCAAATTTGATTTACGCGATGCAACGGGGGCACTAATTAATATGCCTAACAATGCAGTGTTATCCGGAAATTCATTAGGGGGTGGCGAATCATTATCATTTTATTTCATAGCAGGAGAAATTAAAGGAGTAAATTTAGAACTTGTATTCAGGGTTTCGTGTCATGATAAGTTTAAAAAAGAACATCAATATAAAGCGATAATATCTGTAGCAAACGCCAAGCTATTTCATGCCAATGTGGAATTAAATAAGATACAAGATTAAAGACCAACTATCAATATTCGGTAGTTGGTTTTTTTGTGCCCAAAAGGAGGGATAAATTGAGAAAATCATCAAAAGACTGCAGAGCAGATAGAGCCAGTGTAAACAGTCGCATACAGGCCGAGGCGGATGCAGCTATAAAGGCGCCGCCGGTTATGAGTTTCAGTGCAACAAATCCACCGTATACATATACAAGCTCATGCCCGGATCCAAAACGCAGGAAGCCTCTTGTAAGGAAGAAGGTGCAGCATGAAGCTTAAGGAAAAACAGATAATCACTGTTCAGGTTTATCCTGGTAGGAAGTTTGGTACCATGATCGGCAGCAATGACGGTCTGATCGGGATCCTGATAAACAGTGGCGAATACATAGATGTCCCCCAAGAGCGGGTGAGAATTGTGTCGGTGGAGGTGGAGAGAGATGAAAAAGACGAGAGCCATATCGAATAGCAAGAAATGTCCGTACTGTGATAAGAGATTTCCTGCTAATACGGATAGAATAAATTGTGACTGTAAGGATCATGGTCGATTGTTTGCGGTAGGGACGTATTACGAGAAAAAGACAGCAGGGAGGTGACGGGATTTGGACAAAGAAATACTGGTCCAGTATTGTGAGATGAGAGAGGAAATAAAGGATATTCACCGGCGCAAGGAGCTACTGGAAAAGCAGATCAGAAATCTGGGTATCGTTTCCGATTCTGTGAAAGGGACCAGATCTGATGGAACTTATGGCAGTATCAAAATTACAGGTTATCCAACACCGGAGCATTACCGGAAAAAGGCAGCTATTGAAAGACTTCAGAAAGTACTGGATATCAAAGAGACGGAGCTTTTGGAACTTATGACACAGGCAGAGGAATATATTGAGTCTATTACCAAGAGCGAGGTAAGAACTATGTTCCGGCTGTATTACATAGATGGGCTTCCATGGTGGAAGGTGGCACAGTCCATGAATAAGATGTTTCCGAAGCGGAGGGTGAGGTTTACGGAGGACGGGTGCAGGATGAGAAATAATAGATTTTTTGGAGAAATTTAGAAATGTTCGGTCATGTTCGTTAAAATGATGGTAGTATGATACCATGCAGAAGCCAGACAGAAAAGCTTCTCATACCTTCATTTAGGTAATCCCCCTACGGTTGCCGGGTGTAACAGCCCGGTGACTGATTGATTCCTGATATTCTCCTTTTTGAAAACGCCTGACTTAGTTATTCTTTGATGGGTGTTTTTTAGATTATCATTGATATTTTTAAGTAAATTATTTATAATGGAGGTGCTAATGCATGAAATGCTATGATAATTTTTACAAGGGGGATAAAATGAAAATTTTTGTAAGTTGGTCAGGAGAGTTGAGTAAGAAAATAGCACAAGAATTAAAAAAATGGATACCTTGTATTATTCAATCAGTAGAGGTGTTTTATTCTGCTGAAGATATTGAAAAAGGAGAGAATTGGGATAGTAAAATATCCGCTGAATTATCTGAATGTAGCTATGGCATAATATGTTTGACATCTGAAAATACAAATGCTCCATGGATACATTTTGAAGCCGGTGCCATAGCTAAATCTTTAGATTCTAGAGTGTCTGCATTGATGCTAAATATAAAAACGTCAGATATACAGGGACCTTTAAAAAGATATCAAGCAACGAAATTTGAAAAAGATGATTTTTACCAGTTATTAGATTCAATAAATAAAGCAACGGATTGTCCTCTTTCAAAAGAAGTAATTGAGACGGCTTTTGAAGCTATATGGGATAAAATGTATCATTCTATGAACAACATAGTAACTAGTTACAAGCCAATAAAAAGTGGCAAAGAAATTCTAAAAGAAGATCCGATTGAAGAAATTTTGCAATTGTTAAGAAAGCAAAATGTTTTATTATCTTCTCCTGATCAAATTTTATCTCCGGGATATTTATTGAGTATACTCAATGAAAGTAGGGATTTGGATAAGAACAGGAACAATGACAATATATCAAATGATTTGTTTATGGAATTAGTCAGGTTTGCTGATGTGCATTTAACTATGATTATAGATAATAAAATGAGCCCTAAGGAATTAGTTATATTAAATGACCTTATGGAATTATTAGATTTCTATAGTAAAAGACGTGGTTCAATAATTCGCAATAGATTCATGGATTTAAAAGAGAAATATTTAGAGTTTAGTAATAGATTTCGACAAAAAGAATATGATCTGGAATCAGCAATGGCTAAGCAAAATATTTATAAAAGAGAAATATTATAAATTGAGTGTTGCATTTTAAAGGAACTGGAAACAGTTCCTTTTCTATTTTGAGAGGTGGTGAGACTGATGGCATTAACAGCCAGACAGAAAATATTTGCAGATGAATACCTGATTGACCTTAATGCTACCAGAGCTTACAAGGTAGCTTATCCAAAGGTCAAGAAAGATGAAACGGCTAAAGCGGCTGCAAGCAGAATGTTAACGAATGTTAACCTTGGCACTTATGTTGAAAAGCGCATGAAAGACCGGGAAAAGCGCACTGAGATCACCCAGGACATGGTTCTAAAGGAGCTTGCAAAGATCGGCTTTGCGGATGTCACTGATTTCGTGACAATTGAGGATAAAGGGCCTTACAAAGCGGTGCAGGTAAAGACCACAGATGAAATGCCAGGGGATAAGCTTGGAGCTATTGCCGGAATCAAGGAAGGGGCAAACGGCATCGAGATTAAGCTGAACGATAAAGGGAAAGCTCTGGAGCTGATCGGCAGGCACTTGGGTATGTTTAGGGATAAGGTGGAACTGTCTGGAGAAGTAAAAACAAATAATCCTTATGAGGGTCTAACTACTGACGAATTAAGGAAGTTGATTCATGGTGGATAAGGAAAATATTATTAGAGGTGCAAAGATAGAACTTGCCAGAAGGGAGTTCTTTTTTTATTGCAATCTAAAAGCACCGGATTTTTACAAGGAAGACCGCCGATATCTTCTGGATCTTTGTAATGGCTTTCAGGACTTTATAGAGTCAGATGATGAAGTCTTGATCGTGAACGAGCCTCCTCGCCACGGCAAAAGTCGTACTGCGGGCCTTTTGGTAGAGTGGGTACTGGGAAAAGATCAGTCACAGAAGATCATGACCGGATCCTACAATGAGACCCTTTCCACTATGTTCTCGAAAAACGTCCGTAATGATATCCAGGAGGTTAAAGCCGATCAGAACAAAGTAGTCTTTTCCGATGTATTCCCAGGGGTACAAATAAAGCAAGGCGATGGAGCAATGAACCTCTGGAGTCTGGAAGGTGGGTATAACAATTACCTGGCCACATCGCCAACCGGTACAGCAACCGGCTTCGGTGCTTCCCTACTCATCATTGATGATCTTATCAAAAATGCAGAGGAAGCCAACAACGAACTAATAAAAGAAAAGCACTGGTCATGGTTTACGGATACCATGCTCTCTCGTCTGGAAGAATGTGGCAAGATTATTATCATCATGACCCGGTGGGCGAGTGATGATCTTGCAGGACGCGCATTGCAGCACTTTAAAGAAGCTGGTGCAAAGGTCCGTCACATATGCATGAAAGCATTGATAAACCCAGAAACCCATGAAATGCTTTGCCCGGAGGTATTATCCTACAAATCCTATCAGGGTAAGATAAAAGCCATGGGTGCAGATGTTGCTTCTGCCAACTATCAACAGGAGCCGATTGACCTTAAAGGAAAGCTATATACTGCGTTCAAGACGTATAGTGGAGCGCTTCCGCAGTTTAAGGAAATCAGGAATTACACAGATACAGCAGATACCGGCGACGATTATCTTTGCAGTATAAATTATGGTGTTACGTTTGCCAATGAGGCTTACATACTTGATGTACTGTATACTAAAGCTCCCATGGAAGATACGGAACCGGAGACCGCAAAAATGCTTTATAACGGCCAGGTGAACGTTGCAAGGATTGAATCTAACAACGGTGGTCGCGGATTTGCAAGGAATGTCAAAAGAATATTGGAGCAGGAGCATGGAAGCAATTTCACCACGATCAAATGGTTCACACAGTCGAGCAATAAAGACGCGCGGATTTATTCCAATTCTTCGTGGGTGATGCAGCACATCTATTATCCGGAGGATTGGCGGAATAGATGGCCAGAGTATCACGATGCGATGAACAAATATCAGCGAGAAGGTAAAAATAAGCATGATGATGCCCCCGACGCAACTACTGGCATTGCCGAGAATTGCGCAAAGGGAGGCGGTCTGAAAGTATTAAAGTGAGGTGAGACGCGTGGATATAGAGATAATTAAAAAGCTGATAAAAAGGTATCAGCCCGGGCATTCGGGCTTTATAGCAAGGGCTGAAAAGGCGAGGAATTACTACAGAAACAAGACTGACATACTGATTGCAGAGCCTAAGAAAAAAGAGGAGCAGGGAGAACGTCCGTTAAGGAATGCGGACAATCGGATACCTTTTAACTTCCACGGGCTTTTAGTCAATCAGAAAGCCTCCTACATGTTTGCCGCGCCCCCTCTTTTTGATTTGGGAGATAAGGATGCTAATAAACAATTGACAAAGTTCTTGGGCGATAAGTACGCAAAGGTGTGTAAAGATCTCTGCATTGAGGCCTCTAACTGTACCGTGGGGTGGTTGCACTTATGGAAGGACAGCAAGAGCGGCTTTAAGTATGCGGTTGTCCCAGCAGAACAAATTATACCGATATGGAACAAAAGCCTGGAAAAAGAACTTGAGGGGGTTTTAAGGAACTACCAAGTGATAGACGAGGATTCCGGAGATACGTACATCGTGTATGAATACTGGAATGATACAGAGTGTAATACATACCGACATAGAACATGTGATGATATCAATCTTCTGTCACCATACCAGATGTTTATCGCAGATCCGCAGACAGGAGATGCAACGGAAACATATAAGCATGGCATGGGCGAAATTCCGTTCTTCCCGTTTTTCAACAACAATATAGACACCGATGATCTGGTAAATATAAAACCGCTGATTGACTCCTATTGCAAGGTATTCAGTGGTTTTGTTAATGACCTGGAGGATATCCAGGAAGTTATTTTTGTGCTAACCAATTATGGAGGGGCAGATCTTGGGGAGTTTCTGAGTGATCTTAAAAATTACAAAGCAATCCAGGTTGAAAGCGGCGGATCGGATGACAAATCGGGGGTTTCAACTCTTACAATCGAGTTACCGGTTGAAGCCAGGGAAAAACTGCTTACCACAACTCGGAAATGTATCTTTGAGCAGGGGCAGGGAATAGATCCGGATCCTCAAAATTTTGGAAACAGCTCCGGTGTAGCATTGAATTTTCTTTATTCTCTCCTAGAGTTGAAAGCGGGTCTTCAGGAAACGGAGTTTAAGCTGGGGTTTGGAATGTTCGTCCGCTGTGTGTGCCGGCTTCTGAAGATCCCTATCAAGGACGATACGATCATTCAGACATGGACCAGAACCAGCGTTAAGAATGACACAGAACTTGCAGATATCGCGGAAAAGAGTATGGGAGTTATTTCGCGGGCAACAATTGTAGCGCATCACCCCTGGGTGGAAGATTCGGAAGCAGAGATGGAAGCCATAAAGGAAGAAGATGGTGAGCAGGAGAAGCGGGAACAGACTGTCACTGATATGCTGGCTAAGAATGGTGCCCCTGGGTTAGAGAACGAAGAGGGTGAGGGAGATGAAGACTGATGTCTTACTGGGAAGATAGGCAAACAAGTCGGTACATGGCCGGGGAAAAGCTTGCTAATCAATATTATGTTGACTTAGAAAAAGCGTTTATTCAATCCAAAAAGGAAATACAGCAGACCATAGATTTGTTTTACCTGCGGTATGCAGATGAAAACGGTGTGACTTATGCCAAAGCCCGGAAACTGCTGTCAAAGGCTGAGGTCGGGGAACTTAATGACTTTATCGACAAGGTAAAGGCTAACATGGGAAAGTATAACCTTGAAGTGGAAAACATGTCTATCAAGGCGAGGGTTACCCGGTACGAAGCATTAGAAAAACAGATCGACGCTGTCCTGCAGCAACTGTATGCGGTTGATTATGAATATAACGGATCCCTAACATTGGAACAGGTGTATAAAGATTCTTACTATCGGACATGGTACAATATCGACCAATACACCGGGTTTCATAAAGATTTCGCTCAAGTATCCCCGGCGTTGATTGATACTTACATCAATTATCCGTTTGATGGAGCTAATTTCTCCACACGGCTCTGGAAGCAAAAGGCATACCTGCAGCAACAGCTCATGGAGTCCATGACAACCATGATGATACAGGGAAAGCACCCCAATACATTAAGCAAGGAATTTGCAAAGAAATTCCAGACCAAACAATGGGAGGCATATCGGCTCTTGCATACCGAGGCTAGTTTTATGATGTCTCAGGCTACACATGATGCCTACAAAGAGGACGGAGTAGAGAAGTATGAATATATTGCCACTCTGGACAGTAAGACATGTGAGGTGTGCAGACCGCTGGATACAAAGAAGTTTGTTGTTGATAAGGCGGTAGTCGGTGTCAATATGGCCCCTATGCATGCTCTATGCCGTTGCACAGATGCGCCATATTATGATGATACTCCGACAGATGGCATGACAAGAGTTGCCAGG